CGCACGCCCAGCTGCAGCATCACAGCGTTGTTCCGCAGGAACTCGATGAAGTCATCGGCCAGCAGATCGGTGGCAACCAGGTTGCCGCCGGTGGTGGCGCCCGAGGTCACATAGGTGGCGCGCTGGTTGAGAGCAGCGAAGGGCACGAAGAAGGAGCGCTCGGTGGTCTTGGCGACACCGGACTTCTCCACCTCCTTGCTCAGCTCGCGCACCAGGCCGGCCTCGCGGCTGGACCAGTCGCCGGTCAGCATGGCGCGGATACCAGCGGTGAGGCTGTAGGAGGCACGCTCCTCGGCGGCCATCTCAACGGGAGCCACGGTCTCAACCGGCTTGGCGCCCAGCTTGTCGAGGACAACAGCGCGAGCCTCGTCGAGGCTGCGGCCGCCTTCAATCAGCTGACGGCCAAGATCGGCCATCCCGTGCTTCTCGGTCAGGGCGGTGATGCCAGCAATGCGGGCGCGCTCGGCCTTAGCAGCCTCAGCAGCCGCTTCAGCCCGCACCGCCGTCAGATCGGGGGTGTTTTCCATCGGAACCTCGGGTTCTGTTTCGGGGGTTGGTGATGCGGCTGTGGCCGCAGGATCGGTCTCAAGTGACCGACCCATACCCACAGTGGGGTCTGCAGGTATGCTAACCACGCTGATCTCGTAAGGAGCCCAGCTGGTAGCAACGAAGTCGCCGCTGCCTCTTTGCTCCATTTCGCTGATTGCGTAGCCAAAGGAAACATTGCGCAGCACGCCGTCGCGCACATCAGTCAGCACCTCTTGCGCAAAGGCGTTGCGGCTGAATTTGACCGTGGCATAGCCACGCTTTTTCTCACCGTCGATCCAGGCGCGCTCGACCACGCCGATCACCTTGTCAGGGTCGTGATTGAACAGCAGCGGCGCCGAATCGTTCAGGCGGCTCAAGTCAGCGCTGCGCGTGTCATGCTGCAGCACCTCGTTGCCGAAATAGCGAGCCACTGGGTACTCGCTGGAAAACGGGAACTCGATGGTGCGCTCGTCCTCGCTGACCGTGAAGTCAGCAACCTCAGAGCGCTTCAACAGTTGCCCTTCAAGGTCACGCGATAGGTCCATCGCTGTCCTCTGCATCAACGTTGTCTTCCACATTATCGGTCGGCTCAGGCTGTTCCTCGGTCATCTCCTGATCCGGCGTCTCTGCCATCTCGTGCTCGTGCTCGGGGTTGCTGTCGAAATACAGCTCCAGCTCGTCGGCGCGATCCACCTCAGCCTTGCGGGCCAGCAACAGCTCCTCCAGGTCGCCGCCTTGTTCGGCCACCACATCGGCCTGCGTCTTGAACCCGCAGCGGACCGCCTCCTTGTAGGCGTCCACCTCCTTGGCTGGATCGACCCACGCCCAGCCGCGCGGCATCCACCGCACCTGGCGGTAGCGCTCGGGGTCGGTCTCGTAGGCCGGCAAGTTCAGCACACCGCTCAGCACCGCCATCTCCAGCCATGCCTCAAACACCGGCCGGTGGAAGTTCTCGATCATGAAGTGCTGCAGCGCCTTCCAGTTCTCGCGGTCCTCCAGCAGGCTCAGCCGGCTGCTGCTGTAGTTCGTCTGGCTGAAGTCGCGGCTGATCGTCTCGTAGCTGCAGCCCACGCCGGCGGCCATTGCGCGCAGCATCGCCCGCATGAACGGCTCCAGCTGACCGTCAGGCGCATCGAGCTGTGGCACCGTCACGCTCTCGCCCGGCGCCAGATACTTGAAGACCCCAGGCTCAAAGTTGCTCACCCGTTCGCCGTCGTAGACCTCATCGCCCATCAGCTCGCCCTCGGGGCTGATGATGAAGCCCATCAGCGCGCTGCTGGCCCGTGCCCGCACCACCTCGGCCTGCTCGTAGCCGGCCACCATGTGCAGTCGCTGGATGGCGCTGGCCAGCATCGGCACGCCGCGGGTCTGTCCGGGCCTGTCCATCAGGTAAAGGTGGATCACCTCCTCGGCTGCAACGAAGCGATGGCGCGGGGCGCCCACCGGCATCCCGCCCACACCGCTGTCGCCAGGGTGCTTGGTGAGGAACGCATAGCGCACCGGCCGGCCCCAGCGGTCCAGCTCCACGCCCATTCGCCACTCGTTGCCCTCGACGGTGCTGCCGCCCGTGTAGGTGTCATCCAGCAGGTCGCTCTCGATGATCTCCAGCGCGAACGGCACCTTGCTGCGCCCGAACGGCTGGCGCACCATCCGCACGAACACCTCGCCCGACTCGGCCATCGACCCCACCAGCAGGCGCTCGGTGGCGGTGAAGCTCAGCCGGCCAGCAGTGTGGCAGCTGTCCTTGCGCCCCCACATCGCCCAGGCGTTCTCGATCGCATCGTTGACCGTCTGATCCAGCCGGCCGCCGCCGCGTTGCATCCGCACCTGCGCCTGCATCCTGATGCCGGTGCCGATCACGTTGTTGCGCACCGCGCGGATCGCCTGGCGCGCATAGTCGTTGTCGCGCACCAGCTGGCGCGAGCGGTTGCGCAGCCGCGGCAGGCTGCCTTTGATCTCCGCGTCGGCGCTGGTGCCACCAGTCACCCAGTCGCTCGTCAGCCGGCTGACCTTCGCGCCCTCATACATCCGCCGCCGTGGTGCTGGCAGCGTCTCCGGCGTGCGGCGGAACAGCTCGCGCAGTGCAGAACGGACGCCCATCAGAACCTCACGAACAGGTTGTGAGGATTGCCAAGGCCGTTGGCGATCATGGCCGCCTTCTGCTCACGCTTCACCTCAGCCTTAAGGCTACTTTCCAGGGTCAACAGGTCGGCCATTTCCATCTTCTTCAGCCGCCGGCTGCCGATCGTGTACTCGGCAACAGCGCCGCCCGAGATCATCGCGCGGATCGCAGCCTGCACCGCATCGAGGTCCTTCTGCGCTTGCGTGCGGCCATCGAACGCAGCCGGCAGCCCCGCGTAGCTCAGCTTAACCAGCACCTGCAGTTGCCCAGCGCCAATGGTGATGTGCTCGCCACTTTTTGTAGCTTCCGCCTGCCAGTACCACTGGCCAGCATCAAACGCCGCGCTGGTGGTCTGAGTGATCAAAAACTCCCAGCCCCGCCCATAGGCTGTGCCCACCACCGTTGCGCCTTCGTGCGTCTTATCGGTGCGCAGGTAGTAGGTCAGCGTCCAGCCGGTCTGGCTGCTGATCGCATTGCCAAACACGTCGGCGCTGGCATCGTCGCGCCACTTGACCGTATCGCCGGCTCTGATCTGGGCGGGGATGTTCACGGCCTCACCAGCTGTTGACGAACGCCGACGCCGCGGCTCCCCCTGATCTTAGGCGCGGCTTGCGTGGCTCAGCATCTCCATTCTGCAGGCGCTTCTCCAGCTGGTCCCAGATCGTTCTCCGGTCGTATCGCTGATAGAGCCGATTTAACGCCGCATAGGCGTAGACCATGCAGTCCAGCGCCTCGTTCCGTGCGCTTGGTTTCTTCACCCATTCCCTTACGGGGAAGCCCTTCACATACCGGAGCGCCTGCTTCTCTGCCGTCAGCTGCTCAAAATACTCAGCGCCCGTCTGCGCATGGAAGTGCAGATAACCCGGCCCCGGCTCGTTGTGCTTCAACCGGCCGAACAGCGTGGTCTTGATCGTGTCGCCACCGACCGGGAACACCAGCGCGCCGCGCTTCAGCGTCTGCCCCTTGGCGTTGATGTCCACCTTCGTCGGCTTGCCGATCGGTGGCTTGCCCCGCTGGCTCTGGCCCTTGATGGCGATCACGCCCACGCCCTGCCGCTCCCTGGCGTACTGGTAAGTCTCCGCCGTTGCGTGGCCGCCCGAGTCCACGCAGATCACATCGGCGCGCAGCTTGCCGCCGCCAGCGTGCTGCCACTCATGCAGCACCAGCACGTCCAGCTGCTTCCACACCTCCGGCCGGCACGGGTCGCCCGCAATCTCCTGGTGGTCAATCAGCCAGCCCTCCTCATCACGACCCCAGGCCCACACGCTCACCGCCAGGCGATCGCCAGCAGACCCGCCGCCGCCCTGCACGTCCACGCCGATGGTCACCGCCAGCGCGCCCTCCGGCAGCACGCCCGCCGCATACGGTTCGCACCGCTGCAGCAGCGCATCAGCGCTCACCTTGCTGGCGAAGTCCTCCTCCCATGTCTCAGCGAGCCGGGTGTTGACAAAGCTCTTGAGCATCGGCGCATCAGCCTTGGCCCGCAGAAAGTCGTCCACCATGTCCGCCCAGCTCAGCCAACCCAGCGGCGAGTAGAGACCCGACAGCTGGAAGCCCGCAGTCTTGCCATCGCTCGGTGCTGTCGCCCGCCACTCGCCCTGCCGCAGCAGCGCCGGCTTGTGGATCTCAGCGAACCGCTCGCGGCAGTGCTCGCACTCGTAGACGGCCGTGGCCGGGTCGTTTTTCTCCCACTTCAGCTGCGGCCCCTTCAGCCATTGCATC